TATAAGATGTACGAATACATTAAATCTTTCCCGTCCAAACTGAATCTGGACTTGGATTTGGATAATGCGTTCAGCCATTTGTTTAGAAAATCATGAAAACTGCTGATGACTGGAAAACGGTGAGTTAGTGGAAGTTGATTAACAGTTTGCTGATAATACAATTAGAATTTAATTGGTAATAATTACCATTTACCTGACATCAGGAAAATGGTTCAAAACGGAACAGAAATGAGCAAATATCAAACAAAAGCTGGGATAGAATGTACTCCCGAAGAATGTAAGTTGATTGACTCTTTGAAACGACTTGCAAAAAAGTGGGAAAAGGACGGTAAACGCCTTTGGCTGTATTCAGCCAGTGGTTCACTTCATGTAATGATGCATGGAGATACAGACTATAATCCTACGCCGGAATTTACACAATATGGAGGCAGTAATATTGAAAATAGTGTAACTACTATTGATGGTATATTAAATGATGGTGGAGATTGGTAATTAACTAATAACTGAACAGAAATGAGTGAATTATATATACCGCCTGAACGATTTGAGAGAGACTTTATTACCGGACGATTTTTAAAGGGTTGTGTTTCTCGCAACAAGGGTCGTAAAATGGTTTATCATTCAAAACGTTCCAAGGCCAGAAGTATAAAAAATCTGTCTAAAGGACGTGGGGCTTGGCATAAGACTGGTGCAGGCATGAATAAAAAGAGCGTTGTTTTGATAAAGGATGAGAAATTATGTGGAGTATTCCCTTCGATACAAATGGCTGGTAAGATGATTGGCGTGGCTCCTTCTCTGATCAGTGCTATATGTCGGAAAGTGAGAGGCAAACATACGGCTAATGGATACAGATGTTTTTTTGAAGATAGCAATGATTGGTATAATTTAATTAAACAAGATTATGAATAATGACAGGCAGAAGATATTAACTGATTATATTTCTTACATATACACGACAGGAAGGACTTATGATACTGTCGGGAAATATATCAAGCATGTCACGGATTTTTTAGAGATGACCAAAGAAGTGAACCGCCGTGGTTATTTGAATTACAAGCGTGAAAATGCAGATGTCATGGTGCGTCATTCGCTAATGTGTTCAGCGATATGCGATCTATTATCCTATCTCAACATCGGATATGGAAAAAGGGAAAAGGCGGTGAAACCTTTGGAAAAGCTTGACGTCATTTCAGAGAAAAATAAGAAACTACTCCATGATTTCATAATATGGTTGACTGATAACAATGATTACTCTTCTCATACAGTTGATATATATTACACATCCATGAAGAAGTATTTCGAATACGCCAATGAGGTAAACATGGATAATTGCAGGAGGTTTATAAAAAGTCTTGAAGAAGAAAAATTATCTCCCGCTACCATCCGTTTGCGGATTACAGCAATCGAAAGATTCTCTAAATGGCTGAAGAAGCCTATAGAACTGAAGCGCCCCAAAATAAAGCGCAAACTTGATGTGAACAATGTGCCGACCGAGGAGGAATATAACCGGCTGTTGGAATATCTCAAGGCAAAAAACAATAAGGATTACTATTTCTTTATTAAGGTTTTGGGTACAACGGGCGCCCGTCTGTCGGAATTTCAACGATTTACATGGGAGGATATAATTAGTGGTGAGGTTACATTGAAAGGTAAAGGTAACAAGTACAGACGTTTTTTCTTTCAAAAGCAATTGCAGCAAGAAGCGAAGGCTTATGCTAAGGAACATGGTAAGACCGGGATTTTCGCAGTAGGGAGATTCGGTCCGATCACACAGCGGGGCTTTTCCCAGCACTTGAAAGCATGGGGAAAACATTGCGGTATTGATTCAAGGAAGATGCACGCCCACGCCTTTCGTCATTTTTTCGCTAAAATGTTCCTGAAAAAAAACAAAGATGTTATTCAACTGGCTGACCTTTTAGGTCATGGGAGTGTAGACACAACAAGAATTTATTTGCAGAAAAGTTATGACGAACAAAAAAAAGATTTTAATCGAAACGTTACATGGTAGTGTTGCGCAGCTCAATGAACTGTCATCCATGACCGAAGGGATAGACATCTATGACGATACCGGGCATGTTGACACCGATTTCTTGATCGAAGCGCTATCCTGTGTCAATACCTTCGTGAATGCGAGCAATACGGTTGTTCAAAAAATTTCCTCACTGTTAGCACCTGACGCCCCGGTTGGGGAAAAGAAGAAACAGGCTGACGAAGGTAAAAAATGGAATGTAGAAGAAATACTGAAACATTGTACTCTTGAGAACAATATCCTCAAACTTCCTCAAGTTCAATTCAATAAAAAATCTTATGCCGAAGCAAAGAAGTGGATAGAAGAAGCTGGCGGCTCATGGCAAGGTGGGAAGATACAGGGTTTCACATTCCCGTTTAATCCGGAGCGTGTGTTTTCCATGCTGAAAGAGGGTAAACGGTGCAACCTACAGCAGGATTACCAGTTTTTTGAAACTCCGGCCGATGTTGCTGACTGGCTGGTTATGCTTGCCGGAGGGATACATGAAGATGATACGGTACTGGAGCCGAGTGCCGGGCGTGGCGCCCTTATAAAAGCAATCCACCGGGCTTGTCCTTCTGTAATGGTTGAATGTTATGAGCTGATGCCGGAAAACAGAGAATTTCTTCATACCCTTAACAACGTAATATTGCTTGATGAAGACTTTACCAAAGACAGTGTAGGTAGTTACACTAAGATTATTGCAAATCCTCCGTTTTCCAGTAATCAGGATATAGAGCATGTCAGGCTTATGTATGATCGATTGGAAGAGGGTGGAACCCTTGCGGCAATAACCAGCCAACACTGGAAATTTGCTTCGGAAAAGAAATGTATTGATTTCCGCAACTGGCTGAAAGAAGTACATGGAGAAGTGTTTGAAATCAGCGCAGGCGAGTTTAAAGAGAGTGGCACTTCTATTAGTACAATGGCGGTAGTTATAAAAAAATAATTCAAAATGATATAGAAATGAATATGATATTCCTGAAAAGAAAACCAGCCTCTTTTTTTGAAAAAAAGCAGGCAAAGGTTTTAGAAACTATACAATCTCTTGTTTCAAAGATTGATGTGGGTGAAATAGTTTCCGTATCAAAAGGATATGGAGGATTCACAGTAACTACCCCTGATGGTAGATGTATTAAGAAAGTTGAAGCTATTAAATTAGATTTAATACAGATTGAGATATGAAAAGAAACAGAAAACAAAAGAAGAGCACTGCATCAAGCAAAAGACGCAGTGCTGCAACTTACAAGGTTGTAGTGAATAACATTTACTTAACATCCGATAACTATTTCACTGGTTGCGGTGGAATAATTTGTGATGATGATTCACTAGATTTTCAATCAAAGAACGCCAAGAGTTTTTAAATTGAATAGTGATGTATATGAGCATTTGGGACAATTGGCAGCTACTAAAGCAAGGTGGGTTATCGGTCCATCGCTTTCTATAAAATTACCATTATTATCCTTCTCCAATGATAATAAATTATAAACATGAGGGCTGATTACTTTATCCTCTGTACATCCGCAATTAGGACACTTGCCTATACGGATCTTTTGTAGGAGTTTTTCCTGTTGTTCTTGTGTTAATTTCATAAACAATAAATTTAATAATTCGACAAAAGCAAAAGTAATAATAAAAAACCGAAGGGCGCATCTAAACTCACAATAAATTTAAAATTCGACACTTTATGTTTATTCGGATGCGCCCTTTATTAAAACAAATAATCATGGAAATAAAGAACGGAATAATAATTGATGGAGTGCTGCATGAAATGGTTGAACTGATTGATGCGCGCTGTCTGGATTTTGATTGCAGTAAATGTTCGTTGAATAAAGAATGCAATGAGTGTAAGATGGAGCATGAATCATACCTGTGTAATGTGATGGGTTGTTTCTTCTTTGTTAATCGTGGTAAAGTAACGGATATTAAAACAGAGGAGGAGGAACAATGAAAGCAAGAGTAAAATCAACAGGAGTTTTGGTAGATGTAACTCCCCAATTAAACATCAACCCTCAACATAGCAACGATTATTTATATGTGTGTGGTAATATGGTTTTCAAGGAATGCGAACTTGATTTTTTGAATGTTGGGAATTTAGTAATTGATTGGGAACAACGTAGGTACGAATTAGCGAAAGATATTATTAAGGCCGTTATAGCAGAAGATCGTGGGGGTGATTCTGATGCAATCGTTAAATATGCGGTTAATTGCGCTGATGCACTAATTAAAAGATTAAAGGAGGCGAATAATGAATAACATACAGACACAAACACTTTCCATTAACGGAGATGGAGGTGGTGAAGCGTATATTGACTTTTGCGATGGACAATTATGTGTTTCTGTTGTTATAGAAGGAAAACAGGCGGATTTTCACTTTGATCCTGTTACGTTAGGGATGTTTGCCCATGCTTATAAATTGCATTGTGAATAGTGTGAAAATAATAGAAAGAATAACTATGAAAGTATTAAGAAATGAAACTCCTGTCGCTCGTAAAGAGCACAGGTGCAATTTTTGCGGTGGAGTAATTTCCGTTGGAGAAAAATACAACAGACAGACCAATGTTTATGACGGTTGTGTTTATGACTGGGTATCCCACTGTGAATGTTCCAAGTTAGCCTGTGAACTTGATATGTTTGATGATTGCGATGAAGGACTTGACGATGATGGATTTATTGATAGACTTAATCAGTATGTTTACGACAATCATTATGACGATAAAATAGATGATATTGCGAAGGATTGGCAATTACCACGTTATGAATTGGTAAAGAAAGTGTTGAATGAATTAAACAAGAAATAGTTATGACCGAAGAACTTGTAACATTAGAAACAGCAAAGTTGCTGAAAGAGAAAGGGTTTAATTGGAAGTGTGAACACACAATAAGTTGCGATAATATTATTAGAAGATACAGCATTCCGCAAAGTATGTCATGTTGTACGGAAATAGATAACGAACCAGTTGAATTTTTGTGTCCAGTGTTGTATGTTGCCCAAAAGTGGCTTCGTGAAACTAAGAATATTCATATATGTGTATATAACTGTGCCTGTGGTTATGGATACGAAATATCTAAAGCTAACAATGGAACTCATATAGTCAGTTCTGTTTATGAAGGGCCTAATGATGGTGGTAAATGGGATGTCTACGAAGACGCACTTGAAGCAGGTTTACAGGAAGCATTAAAACTTATATGATTATGGAAATAGCAGAATCAATATTTAAATTCATCCTTGCCTCATTAAATGTTTGTGCTCTAGCATTTACTTTAATTTTGGTAAGCAAGTGGCATATACGCATGGAGAATAAGCTGGATGATATAGAAAGATATGTCCGTCGTGTGTCAGATCGTAACGATATTGTTTTCCTTAACCAGCTCTCGGAGCTGCAAAGAAAGTTGATAAGGGAGGAACGATATGAGGAAGCCGATAAGATTGGGAAAATAATCAAGGATGAAGAAATTAAATTAGGAATAAGGAAATGAAGGAAGAACTTATAAAAGAGAAAATGCTTACAGAGTTTCGAGAATGGTTCTGTGACGGTTACTGTCAATTTTACGATATTGATGATTACTGTAGATGTTGTCCTATCAAAGACGAAAGCTGTTGGCTAAAAGGGTTTAAAAAGCCTTCAGGGAAAAAAGGAGAACGTAAACCTATCCGTTACTGTGATACATGCAAGAATTTTAAACCGGACGAAAGGGTATTAGATGATGATGAGATGGAGAAAGTAATTGAAGAATCAGCTAAACAGCACTATAGTGATCTTTGTGCGCTAAACCATCCTCTTCGGTTTAAAGTGAACCATGGTTACAGTGATTTATATGATGGTGGTTTTTATCGTAATGGATGTAAGGATTATAAAAAAATAGACAATGAATAATATTAATTTGAACGAACTACGGGATCGAGCTTATAAGACAGCTTGTGATCACGGTTTACATGATAAAGAACTTTTAAGAAAATGAATTAAATGACAAGTTTTGTTTTTATTCAGATTTTTTGTAACTTTGAATTATAATGTTTCCGTGTAAAGGAGCACGGTACGTTCTTCGGACGAAAAGACTTTTATGGGAAAAAAACTCGTAGCAAATAGAGAAAATTTCTGTCATTATTATATAGAAACAGGTAATGCTACAGATGCATATCGGAAAGCTTACCCTAATAGTATTGGATGGAAGGATGGGGTCGTTAGTAAGCGTGCATTTGAATTGCTGAGAAATCCATCTGTCGCATCCCGTGTAAATGAATTGCAGGCTGATATCTTAAAAAAGTCTGACATGAAGAAGGAAGATGCATTGCGTTTTCTTACAAATGTGGTAAATGTAGACCCTATAGATCTTCAATTAAAAAGTAAAGATACGTTTATTGTCCGTTCTCTTGATGATATACCAAAACCAGTCCGATGTTGCATCCAATCGATTAAGAATACTCAATATGGAGTAGAGATACGGCTATATAGCAAAATAGCCGCCATTACACAGATAAGCAAGATGCTTGGATGGGATGCTCCAGTAAAAAGTGATGTCAGTACCAATGTGCGCATGATAATTGGGGACGAGCAATGATAGAGATGGTGTTCTCGTATAAATTGTTTAATCCCCTGTTTTGGCATATCCGTGAGGCGATGCATGACAAGGATATCCGGTATATTATAAACAGAGGTGGTTCCTCATCAGGGAAATCTGTATCTACGACACAATCCGTGTTGTTGTCTGTATTCTCCGGAGAGGGTTCGGCTCTCGTTGTGAGAAAAGTTGGAGCCAGTCTTAAGAATACGGTATATGAAGAGTTTAAGACCCAAATGAAAGCTCTTCAATTGAGTCAGTTTTTCGCTCCAAAGGAAAATAATATAACCTGTATAAATGGTTGCAAAATCGATTTTACAGGATTGGACGATCCCGAGAAGATAAAGTCTATCACAGGATATCGCTGGATAGTGATGGAAGAGGCCACTGAGTTTGAATATGAGGATTTCACACAAATACGTTTCCGCCTACGAGGAAAGGAGGGCCTACAGATTATATGCAACTTTAATCCAGTATCAGAGGACTCGTGGATAAAAACCAAGATCCTTGATACATACGAGTGGGATGAGCATCCGAATGATTTGTACGGGAAAGTAAGATATCCGATAAAAAGGAGTTTATTACCTAAGGATTATAGCCGGATATTAGGAAAGAGATATAATAAATCTAGAATGATAGCTAATGAGCGTACGGGAAAAATGGAAAGATATCCATCGGATACGGTAGAGCTGCATTCTTCGTATAAGAACAACTTCTGGGTAGTAGGTTCTCCGGACGGGAAGTATGGATACTATGACAGACAGACGATATCTAATTACCAATGGTACAAGGATCATGATTATAATTACTACAGGGTATACGCATTGGGAGAATGGGGAAGCATTAAGACAGGAGGAGAGTTCCTGTATGCATTTGATTCAAACAAACACATAAAAACGACACACTACATTAAAGGGATGCCGGTTCATATATCAATTGATAACAATGTGCTCCCTTATATTTCAATATCATTTTTCCAGGTGGATGGAAGTAGTATAAGGCAGTTTAACGAGATATGCGCCAGTGATCCGTTCAACACGGTAACACAGGCTTCAAAAATGGCGGTAGATTACCTGAAATCAATAAGGTATAATGATATGCTGTATCTGTACGGAGATGCTTCGACAAAAAACGGGAACACTATAGACGAAGAGAAGAGATCGTTTCTTGATAAGTTCGTGGAAGGGCTGGAAAGCGATTACCATGTTGAGGAGAGGATACCGGCTTCTAACCCGTCCGTACCGATGTCAGGTGAATTTGTAAACTACATGCTCGATGGAGGCTCGGGTATGTCATTTTCGGTAGATGATGGATGTAAAAACTCGATAGTCGATTATAACAATGCCAAGAAGGACGTTAATGGAGGGGTGCTGAAAAAAAGAGTAAAGGATAAGATTACAGGACAGTCTTATGAGAGATACGGTCACTTGGTGGATTGTCTGCGATATATTACTGTATGGGTATTCAAGGATGAATATACTCGTTTCTCTTTGAAAAGGAAACGAAGTAAAATTAAACAGGAAAATAAAGATATGAGATATTTTGATATGTCTAAAAATATTCAGGGGACAAGACTTGTATATGTTCTTCCCGAATATGCCGGAAAGTTCATTATCGTTTCGTGCTATGTAAATGAGGGAATATATATAGATAATGTGACATATACAGGATCATTTGATGAGACTGTTCTCCTGTCATTTTTAGAGGGCATATCTCCTGTGGAAGTGTTGTTTGAAAGTGAGAAAAATTATTTCCCCATAGCACGGGGCTTAAGGGATAGATATGATGTCAGAATTATGCATAAAAATATGGGAACAGATGCTAGGGTATCTGCTTTTCTGGATTTTATCAAAAATAATGTGATGTTTCGTGCAGACTATGATGAGATCCCGCAATACAATGAGTTTATGGATGGGATATTGGATTATAATGGTTCAGATGATTGCGCTGCAATTTATTCTGTCGCCTCCTTGGCTTATTATGTGTCGAAAAAATATAATATATAATTGGTATATTTTTAAGATATATCAAAGCTTTAATAAAAAAACATCGGGTGTTATACAAAAAGTATTGGTATATTTTTAAGATTTTTTTTCTCATGGGTATTTTTAGGGTATTGCGAAATGATATGACTTTAATTTATCTAAACAACACGATTCAAAACGTGATTTTAAATATAGTTTTAATAAAAAAATAACCGGCAATTAATGCCGGTTACTGTGATAGAATCTTATAGCCTCATTGACATATAATGATACCGATTGCTCCTTATCTAAGATAGCAGCTACATCCTCCTCTATCGTGACAAATATTTTTCTTACACCTCTAACCTTGGGACGTCTTGGCACATCATTGCTGTCCAATATCCTATATATCGTTTGCTCAGACTTTGAAGATAATAGCAAAGATATCAATTCTAAAACGAAATACAAAAAGAAAACTATATTAATTAGTTATAAGAAGCCAATGTTGAAACAAAAACCAATCTTCTTAAAAAATTGCCATTAATACAATATTTTTTACTTGCAAGATGAATGAAGAGGATTGATAGAACAGCAAGACTGGCGAGTTTGTATTTTTATTGACAGGAAACGAATGTTGTGGAATGGGATCGGAAAAACAAGTATAAAACAGATAGCTTTTATAGATTTCTACTGCCTGATGTATTTTTCCGGGGATTTTTGAGATTTTATTTGATTTTGTTTTACATTTCTACGTTTAGAATACTTCTGGTTAGCCCTTGTCAGATCCTTGATGATCGTTTCATCAAACACCTCGGAATATATCTCTGTTGTCTTGACCGATGTATGCCCCAAGAGTTTTTGGACGGTGGTTATCGGAACGCCTTGATGTACCAACAGAGTAGCACAAGTATGACGACTTGTATGGTAGGTAAATTTCTTGCTGATATGCGCCATCCTTCCCAATTTCTGCAATGTCCGATTAGTGTCCGAATTGCAACCTAATGCAGCCAGTTGTTCGATGCTGTCGTATTTCCGCATTATACCCAGAGCCTTCCCGTTAAACAGCAGATATAGCGGAATATTGAGTTTTACGCCTGTTTTGATGCTATTCATAACTAGCCATTCCTTTCCATCAACTGTTACGAGATTTTTATAAGTCAATTGCTTGAAATCAGAGAATCTCAATCCGCAATAGCAGCAGAAGAGAAATGCGTCCAGTATGTGCCGGCTGTTGTTCTTCCTGTCCGGCAGTTCAAGATTCTCCAGCTTCTCCAAGTCTGCGGGCATCAAGAAGTTATGTTCCTTCTTCTCTTTCTTGATCTTGAACTTACGGAAAGGGTATGCCTCCTGTAATATATAACCTTCGTTTATTGCTTCGTTGACCAAGGTACGCAGTATTCTCATGTGTTTTCCGACTGTGTTTACTTTCAGATTCTTGTTTCGCAAAAATGCGTCAAACTCTTTCAAAAACGTATAATTTATATCAGTAAACTCTATCACGTTCCGGAATTCCTTCAAAGTGGCTACCGTGCCCAGCATGTTATCCTTGGTTCCCGGTTTCCTATCTGAATTCTCTATCGTTTGTATCGCAAACTTTAAAAACGACACAACTGGTTTAATTCCCTTTTTTACAGCCTCCTTTAACGTGGAAAGGTTTGATTCAAGCCCTCTTTTCCAATAGCTAAGTTCTATAGCCTGCAACTCCAGTATTTTTTCGTATAGCATTGCGTTAAGTTCATTTGACTGCGGATGGTTGATAACTTGGGCACCATCCTTGCTCCAACACTCCGGCTTGAGATAGATGTTTGTTTTAAAATATGATTTCCGCTGGTTAAGATAGGCTTCAATCTGTACTAATGCGGTTCCCTGTCGATTTAGTCTGTTTTGTCGGTTATAAACCAAACGGTATCTGATCTTCTCTAACATACTCAACTTTTTGTTTTAAAGTTAAAAAAATCTTCTGTATTTACAAAATAAACCACAAAAAATGCTTCTGGGAGGACTGTTAGGAGTTAGCAGTAGTACTATATTTAAAGGAAAAGGGTATATCCAGTTAGAAACTGAAGACGATATTGATAAAGTGTATGAGCCTGGAGTATATGCAATAAAAGGCACTTCATACAATGATCAAACGCTTCTTGTCTTCAGTCATAACCTGGGACAGTCAACAGTACAATTTAGGACTAATAACTATGGTGGTTTTTTAGTGTTTAGAATAAAATGGTGGAATGGTGCTTGGGGAACCTGGAAGACGGTTTCTTTGACATAAAATTTATCTGTTTGCACTTCTGGAAGGACTGTTGGGGATAAATGATACGTGGTTAAGGTTCAGAGATGAGAAAGAAATAGAATCTCAAGACGAATTAGATCAGATGAATTATAGCGGAATATACTTACTATCACAAAAATCAAAATTAGAATATGTCCGTAATTGTGTATTAGTTGTAATCGGCAAACCTAATATCTGTTGTATTCAGAATCTATATAATTATAGCGGAGATATTTATAAATATCGAGTGAAATGGTTTAGTAGCAGTTGGGGTAATTGGCAAACCGTATCTTTGACATGATTAAAAAACGGGTGGTCCGGTACAAGCCGGTGCCACCCGATCCTGATATGCACAACGCCATGTGCGGTGCAAAGGTAATCCATGTTTCTAAGAAGCCAATACAAAAGACCTAAAATCTCCCCATTTCCCATCATAATTACGGCGGAAACCAACAACATCCTCACCTAGACGGAATGTCATTTGAATGACATATCCTTGTCCATCGTTAAAAACTATCATTATGGAATAATTTGAAACAACACTAATTCCGTCTCGTCCGAATACATGATACATTCCGCTTGCAGTTGCACTATTTACCTCTCCGTCTGTACTTAATATACCTTTGGGCATAAACGGGAACAGCTTCAAACTGTTCATCAGTCCTCCCAGTACTGAGGCATTGGCTTTCAACGCCTCACTTAATTCCATCTTTTCCATAATATTTTTTATTTACCAGTTTCAGTTTCCAAATTGTTTTTCTTATAA